CCTATCCCGCCGGTTGGTCGGTTTGGCGGTGCGCGTTTGTTGCAGCGTCGAATTGGCCGCTCGGAGACATTAGCTCAGAACAAAGAGGCTGTAGCTACTGAGCTTATAGCAATGGGTACGGCTCGTATTACTGACATCATTGATCTGCACAGTGGCCAGGTAAAGCCTTTGGAGGATATTCCTGATGAGGCTTTGGCTTCGATCAAGAAGGTGACTGTTGGCCAGCATGGTACGACGATTGAGATGTTTGACAAGGTAAGTGTTCTGCGCGTGTTGGCTAAGGCTAGTGGCTTGCTCGATGTGGAAAAGAATGTGGACAAGCCTTCGATTGTGGGGATCAACATGAAGGGGCCAGACATTACCACAACGTATGAGGCAGATGATGACTGATCTTCCCAGCATGAACTTGGATTTCTCCAAGTCTGCAACGGTATGGAAGTTTCTACACGATAAATCTTTTGTTCGCGGTCTGATGGGTCCGGTTGGATCTGGTAAGTCATACGGCTGCGCTGCTGAAATAATGCTCAAGGCTGTTCAGCAAAAGCCCTCACCGCGTGATGGCATTCGGTATTCTCGGTTTGTAATCGTGCGCAATACCTATCCAGAGCTAAGAACAACAACGATTAAGACCTGGCAAGAGCTATTCCCAGAGGATGTATGGGGGCCAATGCGCTGGCAACCGCCTATCACGCACCATCTAAAGCTGCCTTCGAGGGAAGGTGCGCCTGGTATAGACTGCGAAGTTATCTTCATGGCTCTTTCTACGCCGCAAGATGTAAGGAAGCTGCTGTCGCTGGAGCTAACAGGGGCATGGGTAAACGAGGCCCGCGAGCTGCCGAAGGCTGTGATCGACGGGCTGACGCACCGTGTTGGCCGTTATCCTACTCAGTCTGACGGTGGCGCGTCCTGGTATGGCATTATCATGGACACTAACCCGCCTGACGCCGATCACTGGTGGCATGAGCTGGCAGAGAAGAATCCTATTGGCGGTCGGTTTCCGTGGAAGTTCTACCGGCAACCTGGCGGTGTGCTGGAGGTAAGTGCCAAGGATCTGCCCGAAAACCCAGAGGCCAATGGGTTTGTGTTCTCTGGGGCTAAGTGGTGGATGGTTAATCCCTCTGCTGAGAACAAGGTTCATCTGCCTAGCGGGTACTATGAGCAGCTTCTCGGCGGTAAGAATGCTGATTGGATTAGGTGCTATGCTGAGGGCAAGTACACGTTTGTACAAGAAGGGCGTCCGGTATGGCCTGAGTACGATGATGATATGATGTCAGGTGATGTCACTTATGACCCACAATATCCCTTGCAGATCGGCGTTGACTTTGGTTTGACGCCAGCCGCTATCTTCGGGCAGCGTACATCTGGTGGTGCCTGGAAGGTTCTGGATGAGCTTGTGACGTTTGACATGGGGCTTGAGAGGTTTGGACAAGAGCTACTGGCTAAGATCGCTGCGAGCTTCAATAAGGCTGAGGTGGTAATCTGGGGCGATCCCGCCGGTAACAAGCGCGATGAGATCTATGAGGTGACTGCCTTCGATCACTTGCGCTCGATTGGTTTCAAAGCATCTCCGACCGATAGTAACGCCTTTAACGTGCGCCGTGAGGCCGCTGCTGCGCCTATGAACCGGCTGGTGGGTGGTAAACCTGGTCTAATGATAAACAAGAAATGCTTGCGGGTGCGAAAGTCTTTGGCCGGTGGTTATTTTTTCAAGCGTCAATCTCTCGGTGCTGGCCAGGAGCGGTTCAAGGACATGCCGGTAAAGAATGAGCATTCTCACTGCGGGGATGCGTTTGGCTATTTAATGCTGGGTGGTGGTGAGCAGCGTCGATTGCGGCGCGGTAACTACGGCAATAGCTTTGCTGGTGGTCAGACGTTTAATGCCGCAACAGACTTCGAGATCTTCTAATGGGATTAATACAGCTTCCAGAGTTCCGCATGAGCCAAGATGAGCAGATTGTTCCTCTGCGCTACGAGCATCTGGCCAGAATGCGTATGGCAGAAGATAGCAAAGAATACATGGAGTATATTCCAAACTATATAGATTATATTTGGGATAATTCTGAGGATGGCTGGAGCTGGGCGGGTATTGGTCGCGGCAAGGTTGTTACAGTTTTTGGTATTCGGCATATTTGGCATGGCCTGGCAGAGATGTGGATGGTGCCAGGCGAGGGTCTTTCCAAACATGCGATATCACTTGTGCGCGGGGCAAGGGCTGTAACCGATATCGCTTTGCAAGATTATGGGGTTAGAAGGCTACAAATCTGTGTAAAAGTAGAAAATGATAGCGCATTTAGGTTTGCCAAAGCACTGCATTTTGAGGTAGAAAGTGTTATGAGAAAGTTTGGCCCAGAGGGGGCTGACTACTGCATGATGACGAGGTTTTGACATGGCGGGATTATTTGGTGGTCGCAAAAAGCGTGGCCCTACTCAGGCAGAAACGGATGCTGAAGCTGCTCGCGTAAGGGCAGAGGAGCGTGCAGCATCTGAAGAGCGTACACAGATGCAGGGCGCTCAGGCTCGTCGCCGGTTGCGCCGCACCGGTGGTATGAGGCTTCTGTTCTCTCCAGCTCGCCAAGAGGGGCCAGGTGACTTGCCGCAAACCAGACTGCTGGGCGGCGGTCAATAATGGTAAGGCCAAGAGCTAGACCATACTCCCCAACTCCAAGAACGAGCGCTAGGGCTAGAATTGGAGATGCGTTTAACCAGGTTAGTGCTGATATTGGCGGTAGGCCGCTGACTGCAATATCTCGCAGTACAATTTCTGGAAGAGGCGAGGACATGGCAGAGGCGGCAAGAATGTCTAGGGCTGCTATAGAGAGCCTAAGCAAAAAACGTAAAAAAAGAAAACCAGCTCCCCCAGTTAAGGATGCTGCTGCGGAAAAGCGCGCCAAGATCAAAGAAGAGGGTCGCAAGCGCAGAATAAAGTTTGAAAAGAAACAAGGCGAGAAGGCCAAGAAAAGAAGAGCCTTGCTGCTTAATATAGAAAAGGCAACAAATGACACAGATTAAATCAGATCCACGAGTCCATAATCGCGCCAAACCAGTTCAGGAAAAGCCTAAAGAGGTAAAGGTTGCCGCTAAGGAAGCTGCCCCTAAGCGCAAAGCTGCTAAATCTAAAGATTGAGTAGGGGCTATGGTAGCAAAAAAGTTTCAAAGCTCAGAGGGTGGTCTTAACGAGGCTGGCCGTAAAAAATTTGGAATGGGCAGAAAGCTAACGTCAGGAACAAACCCTAGGCGAATTAGCTTTGCTGCTCGTTTTGCTGGCATGAAAGGCCCAATGAAAGATGAAAAGGGCAGGCCCACTAGAAAGGCTTTGGCTCTCAAGGCGTGGGGATTTGGCTCTGTTGAGGCAGCTCGTAACTTTGCTCAACGGAATAAAAAAGGATAAGTAAATGGCTCGGCTGAATGTAAAAGATATTATTGAACGTGAAGCCAAAGCTCAGGCTCGCAAGGATGAGTGGCGTTCTATCTATGAAGATTGCTATGAGTTCGCTCTTCCGCAACGAAACCTATACTCAGGCTATTATGAAGGCGGTGTGCCAGGCAAAGGTAAGATGGCAAGGGTCTTTGACTCCACAGCCATTCACGCCACTCAGCGCTTTGCTAATCGCATCCAGGCTGGCTTGTTTCCCCCGCAAAAGGAATGGTGTCGCCTAGAGGCTGGCACTGGCATTCCACAACAACAACAGCCACAGGCTCAGGCTGCGCTCGATGCTTATACAACCCGTATGTTTGAGATCATGCGCCAGACGAACTTTGATCTGGCTATGGGCGAGTTCTTGCTGGATCTTTGCGTAGGTACTGCCGTGATGATGGTGACGCCTGGTGATGAGGTTACGCCTATCCGCTTCACGCCTATTCCTCAGTATCTTGTTGCCATAGAGGAAGGTACATTCGGAAACGTCGATAATGTTTACCGCAAACTCCGAATGAAAGCCGAAGCGATACCACAAGAGTTTCCTGACGCGGAAATGACCAGCGAACTAGCTCAGGCAATAGAGCAATCGCCATCTAAAGAGATAGATCTAATGGATGCGGTTATCTATGATTATGAGCGAGCCGTTTATTGTTATCACGTTATCTGGCCAGGCAAGAAGCAAGAGCTTGTCTACCGAACAATGAAGTCATCGCCGTTTATTGTTGCTCGATATATGAAG